CTGCGTCTCCGTATACCCTGTAGCCCAAACCTTCGCCCCCACATCCCTCTCATTAATCTGATCCCGTAAAAACCCCTTGTCCCCGTTCTCCTCACAGTAAATCAGCCCGCACCGCAGCCTTGCCGCGATCTCGATCATCTCCTCCACCACCTCCGCGGCGTTCCGTTGCCACATTTTCCCGTACATCACAATAGTCCCATCCCCCAACTTCTTCGCGCAGGTCATCGCCGTCCAGTCCCCGCCCCCGTAGGCCGGATCGATATGCGTGATCCCGTCCCATATCAAAGCTTCGTTCTTCACGAAAAGCGGCGCTGTCGTGAAAATGGCGTCCGTGCTCGCGATATGCTTCAGCTCGTAGTTCGCCGCGAACAGGAAGCTCGGCATGCTCTCCCGGATCTCCTGCAGCTTCTCCGGGCTGATCAGCCCCGTCATATAGCAGTCATACCGGTGGATATTTGGCATCTTCGTGAAAACGTCGTCCTTGTGCCACGGCGTCCCCAGATTAATAATCCGCCCGCCCCGGTTCCGGATGTTCTGTAATTCATCATACTGCGCCTTCGTCCGCTCCCGTTCCGCCCGGCTCGCCCGGTCGTCCCGGTTGCAGATATCGTCCGTGACCACATAATACGCGTGCTTCCCCGTGATGCTCCCCCGGATTCCCATCCCCAGCAGCTGCGGCGCTCCCATCGGGCTCGTCCACAAACTGGTGCTGATCTGCTCCGTCGTTTCCATCGTCAGCGTCAGCTCCTTCCGGTAGCTTTCCTTCACCAGCCCCCGGAATGTCGGACTCTTCAGGATCTTCCCCACCATCCGCATCATCTCAGCCACGTCGTCATCAGTCTTCCGCAAAAAAATAATATTCCTGTGCGGATAAAGAATCATAATGATCGCAATCGCCACCGCCAGGCAGCTGCTCTTATAGCTCCCCCGGTGCGCCTGCAAAGTATAATCCCCGATTCCCATCACGATCTCCCGGATCCATTCCCCGTGCATCGGCGTCAGATCCTCAAACCCGACCTTCTTTCCGAGCCCTTCCGGATGATGGATCACTTCCTTGATGATCGGATTGACCTTCTTCCGTTTTTTCTTCTTCCCGCCCCAGTTCCGGGTGCGTTCTTCCGCCTCCGCTTCCGATAAAGAAAAACAATGATTCGAATAGCAACTCATAATCAAAAACTCCTGTCATGTGCGTGAAGCGCCGGGGACGAGCGTGAAACGGCAGGGGCGTGAAACGGCAGGGACGGTCCTTGCAGTTGCAGCGTAAGCTGAAACGAAAGGACCGTCCCTGTCCGTTTCACCCGTGGCCAGAGTGCATCCCGTCCCCGCGTTTCACCCCGGCCAGAGTGCATTCCCCGCCATTATCCCTCCTCTTTCTCTTCCGTCTCCTCCAGCTTCGGAATCATTCCCTCCTCAATCTGTATCTCCCGTACAATCTCCATCAGCATAGCCTCCGCTTCCTCAAAGCTCGTATCCTCCGTAGTCACCTTCACCGGCGTCTCCGGCTTCCCCAAAGCCCGGTCCAGAACGATCCCAATCAGCTGCACCCGCGCCATCACCGGCGTATCCGGATCAGTGATCAGTTCCTGCAGCATGCGTATAGCATCCGGACAGATCTCCAGGAACTCCTCCCGCATGCTCTCCGCTTTCTTGTTTCCGTTATCCATTTTGAGTGTCACCTCCTCGTTGAGTGTCACCGCAGTGACACTCAACCCCCTTTATTTTTCAACGCCTCCCGGTTGAGTGTCACTTTTTTTGAGTGTCCCTAAAACCGCTTCCTGAAATACCGGTTCATCAGATTCTTATAATGGTTCAGAATGATCACTACATCGCTGTAGTTCATCCCCTTCAGTTTGTCTTTCTCCATCTCCGGCATTGGAATAATCTTCAGAAATTCCGCGTACTCTTCTTCTTTCAGTATCTCCTTCAGCGGTTCCAGAATCTGGTTCAGGTATTCAACTTTGGTTTCATTCACGACTTCCTTCGGATCTCGCCTGCTCAGAGTCTGGAATTGATGATAAGTGGAAAGGAATAGTTCCCGCAGAATGTATTGCCGCTGCCGTTCATCCTCATAGTTCCCGGTCAGATCCCTCCATTTTTCGCCGGTCTTTTCCATTTCTTCAAAGAAATATTTCAGATAGTTCTCGTTCGGCAGCATCATCTCCGGTTCCGCCGGAATCTGGATCCCGATCTGAACCCGTTCCGGAATGTTGTATTGTTTCTCCGGATCGTAGGTTCGACCCACTTCATATAGAACATAGATACTCTCCCCCTTGTTCTTATAAGTGATCCCTTTCCGCTTCGGAATCATAACCGCTCTGTCCAAATACATCTCAATCCACCTCAGGCAGTCCTGTCAAAGCCAGCAGCATAGCCGTCACAGCTCCGAAAGCCCCGGCGCTCAGAACCCCGATCCAGTTCACATCCCCCAGCACGGTCGCGCTCGTCCCGATATAAGCCAGTGCCGCCTCCGCAAAAGTCCGCACCGCCCGAATCCCCGCAGCCTTCAGCCAGGAAATCCAATATTCTTTCATAATCATTCCTCCATTCTGATCCCCGCAATGCAGGGAAAATCAACATTACTCGTCACAGTTCCATCCATGTTATCCACAATCACAGCATTCCCATCCGGAAAAGCCTGATCCAACGTCTCTTTCAGACTCCCGTTAGTCCCGTCCCAGTGATGCAAAGCAATCATCTGCCGCAAGTACTCCCGGAAATCAGCATCTGACATCCCCGGCGTCGTTCGTCCACCCCCCGAAATCTCCCCCAGAGTATCCAGAAAGAACCCCTCAGCCGTCTCCAAAGAAAAAACCGCTTCCCCAAACAAAGCAGCCAAATCCGTAACCTGTCCCAGCACAGCCTCAGCCAATGCCATAAACCGCGGCTTCAGCGTGTGTACGGGAGAAAACAGTTCTGTGTATCCCGTAATCCATCACCTCATTTCGATTGCACTCCCGGCGCGAAACCGGGGGAAGTGCGTGAAGCTGGGGGACGGTCCTTTTCGTTGCAGCGTCAGCTGAAGCGAAACAGGACCGTCCCCCTGTTTCACCCCCGGTTCACGTGCACTCCGGTCCAAGGGGGCGGTGGGGCGCAGCCCCACCCGCCCCACTTTCCCCGTCCCCGCGTGCGGGGAAGGGGTGCAGGGGAAGAGGTCTTCCAACCTTGCCCACAAACAAAACCTACTTTCCTAACTGAATTCCAGCTTCTGTCAGTATTGTCTGCAATACTGACCCCCCTTGCTTCCCCACCTTCTTCACCGAAGAAGTCCCTGTACTCACCGGCGTCGAAGACTGATCCTCAGTCTTCGCGCTGACATTTGACGCATTGCCATGCGTAAAAGTCAAAGTCCCCGTCCACCCTTCCGGACAGTTCTCATCCTGCAGTACCATAATCCCCGTCAGCAGCATATCCGTATATGTCCGCATCGAAGTCACCACCGTACACAGATACCGGTTCTCCTTAATCGAGGCCAGCGACCGCAGAGTCTGCTGAGCCCACCCGGCCACCGGCACATGATTGTCGCTCGCCACCACGGACAAAGTCACCACATCCGGTTCATTCTTTGCGTTATTGATCACGTCCGACCACGAAGAAGTATCCGAATCTGTCTTCAACTTCAGCGACAGGCTGTGACTGATCGAAGTCACGCCGTCGAATGAATACCTGTACCCCAGACTCTTCACCAATACATATGCCGTCGATGTATAGCTCAGACAAACACCCCCTCCAGTGTCTTCAGCAAACTCCGCTGCGCCGTGTCATAGATAAACTGCCCCACCGCTTCCGCCGGAGCCGCCGTCGAAGTCACGTTGATATTCACCGGCGCGGCCACCGAATGATTCACCACCGTCCTTCCTCCGCTTCCCTCGGCCAGCTGCGCCCGCGCCGAAGCGGAAAGCTCTCCCATCATGTCCCGGATCAGCGGCAAAGCCTTCGCGTCGTCCTTCACCGGAATAATATATTCCGGCTCCCCGACTTCACCCACCATCGCCAGCGTCGGCGAGCTAACCCGTCCGCCTGTCGCGTATTTGCGCACACTCGTCCCGCTTTTACTTGTGTTTGTCCCGTTTCCGGCACTCCCGTACAATCCCGAAGTATCCAGAGTAGCTTTCGCCCTCACCGGAATCGTGATCGAAACCGAGCTCATCATGCTCCGTACCGCCGCGATCGCCGAGGCCACCGCCGATGTAATCCCGGAAGTATTGACGTTCAGCTTCGGCCGCATCCCCTCGGCCTTGCTCCGGTACTTCTCCAGAGCCTCGTCCGCCGTTGTGGTATCAGCTCCTACCTTTACTGTAGCCTGCCCTCCGGAAACCGAAGAAGAGACATCCTCCCCGCTCGCTTTCGGCAAATTTAACCCAGAAAAGCCGGTATTAAAGGAAGAAAGCACATCCTTCAGCCCCGTGGTATCCGAAAGCTCAGCCTTCAGTCCCGCCAAAGCACGCCGAGCCGCCTCAAACCCGGCGCTCAGCCCCTTCGCTGATTCCTCATTCTGATCCAGTATCCGCTGCAGCCGCCGCGCCCCATCCTCATCCACCTTCACGGCATAAGAAGCCAGAAACTCCTGCAAAGCCAAATATATCACCCCTATTCAAACTCTCTTGCAAACCTCGTAAAAGCAGGGTGCCGGGGCGCAGCCCCAACCCTAAAAATTCTTGTCTCCGCTTGCAGATATAGGGTGCGTGAAGCGGGAGGGACGGCCCTTATCGTTTCAGCGAAAGCTGAAGCGAGAAGGACTGTCCCTATCCGTTTCACCCCCCGCAATCAACCATTCCCCATGGCTCTCCGTTGATTCTCATTACTCACCTGCATCAACTCCAAAGCATCCATCAGATCATCCAGCGTATAAGTCCCGTCCCACATCTCATGCTGCCTCCAGTACCCCGCCGCCACCGGCAGAAAAGCCATTTCATCAATATTCACAGCCTCCGCCGGAATAAACCCCGGCGGGCGGCTTAGGAAGCCGACCCGCCTTCTCCGAAAAAATCCTCCAGGCTCCACGCGATCTCTTCCTGCATCAGCCGAAAGCAAACCATCGTCTCCGTCTCCATCTCCGGCATCCCCCAGCATCCATCCCCATAAACCGCGATCCATCCCGCCGGCAGCATCACTTCGCAGTGCTTCAGGCAAACCTTCATCAGGCTCTCCATCTCCCATTCCGTCAGGCCGAAAATCATCTCCTGCAAAGTCGCGGCCTCGCTTCCGGAAATCATCTTCAGCACCTTCACCCCGGAAAAGGCGTCCAGCTTCTTCATCCGGAATTTCTTCTCTGCATCCCCGACCTTCATACTGATTTCCTTATAAATCTCCCGCATGATATTCACTCCGCCTTTCTCCCGAAAACCAGATACTCCTCTATCTGACGCTGCATCGCCTTCAAATTTTCAACTCCGTTCCCATCCACAATATGATGCATCATAACGATCTGCGCCCGGAGAATCATCTTCAGTTCCTCCTCCTGCCGGGATGTAGATTGCTCCAGGGAACATATTCTCCCATGCTCTTCCCGCATTTGCTTTTCCATCTCCCTGTTTCCGGCAATCCCGGGTTGTCGAATCTCCCGTACCCGCACAGCAATCTGCAGCCCCAGCAACACTAAAGCCGCCAGAGCAGTC